AAACTCAGCCGATAATGCGACATCGACAATCCCACTGTCAATGGGCAGCACCTGCTGCATGTTCACATTCACACCAGGCTTAATGATGTTTACTGTGATGTATTCTCCGGTGTAGTCAGGTGGCACAGTGATAAATAATGCAGTAGGGCAGCTCGGATAAGGAGTGCAGATAGGGTAGCATTTATTGCAGCATAGTGCCATACTTTTCCAGATTGAAGTTACTTGTTATCTCTGCAAAGTTAGAGAAAATGAAATAGCGAAAAGCATCGAGTGCATGGCTCTTGTCCGGGTTCTTGTTTTTCCACTGGTCAAGACTGCCCTGCCGGTCCACTTTGGCTTCCTTTAGGTCGGTAACAAGCTCATCGCACCTCTTACCACTTATCTGAACCTTTGCCTTCTGAAGGACAAGGATAGTAACCAGCCTACTGGCTATGTGGCTAGGATTGGAGCGAGGCACTTGCAGCTGCATGTCTGATATGCCGAGATAGTTCTTGATTAGTGAGTAAGCACTGATGTTGTCCTGAGTGAAGGCATTGCGAGAAGCACCGGAGGCATCACCATTGATGATGTAAGTCATATCAGGAAACTCCTGCCGGATGGTCTGGCAAAGTGCTGCTAGGTCTCCAATGCGATACACCTTGATAATATTGATGGTGGCATAGAAGAGTCCTTCTTCTGAGTTCTTGATGTACTGTCCAACTACGCATGTGTTGGTTACGTTGAAGTCAAAGCTCAGGTAAAGGTTATGCGTAGGAGATGCTTTAATGTAGCCATCATATACGTGTTTAGCGTATTCGAAGCTGGTGGCAAAGAGTGATTCCCTATCCCAGATGCCCCACTGTCCAAGGGCATAAACTTCATAGTAGGTCTGGCTGACTGACCTCAGTGCCTCCATCCTGGTAACGTACTCATCATCTAGGAAGTTGAGCGCATCACGGTAAGTTCCATGCAGCCGGAGTATCTGGTTCTGCTCCTTTGCTGGCACATCGTCAAAGAATCGCTTTTTAATCCAATGACTGTCGGAGACCGGATTGAAGGTCAGGAAAAATCGCTTAGGAGTGTCTGACTTACCTCTGAGGCGCAGGGTAATCTGGGTAAAGTCCTCCAGACTTAGTTCAGTTGCTTCCTCAATCCAGATGTACTTTGCCTGGCTAAGTGATTTGAGCTTTTCAGGATCATCACATCCTAAGAACACTATCCGGTTAGTGCCGGACTGAAGCTCAAGATAGCCTGTCTTAGCCTTTACAACCTTATCAAATCCCCATTGGCTAATCTTATTGCGGAAGTCGGCAAAGACTGAGTTACGCAAGGTGGCTGCTACTTTGCGGATTACAAAGTAAGTCTGGAATTGGTTGGCCTTGTTGTCAAGTATTTCACTCAGAAATATCTGAATCATGGTCTGGCTCTTGCCACTTCCAGCTCCACCCCAAAGTATGTTGTAGGTTCTGGGTTCAATCAGAGCAGGCAGGTACTTTTGAGACCACAGCTCATCGCTGGATAGGTCATATATTGCCATTACTCTGCCTCAGGCTTGCGTAGCACTTTAGGCAGGATAACTTCATTAACCTGCATAGTAACCTGCTCCTGATTCATTAAGCCTAAATCTCTGGCTATGATGTTGTGGTTAAAGAAGCCACTTGAAGCACCTTCAAACTTCTGGGAAATGATTGCCTGCTCTATGCGCGTAAAGACCTTTGAGAAGTCTTCTGATTTGGACTTGTAAACTGATAGATTTCCGTAACTGCTAAAGCCACAGGCAAGGGCAAATCCATCTTTAGTAAGCACTCTTTTTTTAGGGATTTCAACCCTCATTGCATCCTTGCCTCTGAAATCAACTTCGATTAGTGGGTTTTCTTCTGCCCACTGAACATACTGCATAAAGTTCTCCCAGATTTCCTCCGGTTTCTTGAACTTGCCATCAAGACCATGCTTGAGGCGCAATTGCCAACAATTGTTTCCTTTCGGTGCTGCCATAAATGTACCGGGATTGCTCCCCTTGTTTTTGGTGATTATTTCTTTTTAGCTGCTTTTTTAGCCTTCTTAGCCACAGACAGAGCAATGGCTACTGCCTGCTTCTGAGGTTTGCCGGACTTCATCTCGGTCTTGATGTTGCTGCTAATTGTCTTAGCACTGTATCCTTTCTTAAGCATGGCATTAAAGTTTGTGCAAATTTAGCAAATTCCAAATTGCCTGATACATCTCACGCTGATTTGTCCATCTGGTCATTAAGGCTCTGGAATCAGTGCCATCAGCAATCTTTTTTTCGAGCTGCCTGATTTTACGCATTAGGTACTCCATGCATTGCTCTCTGTTGTGTCTGGTAGGTGTGTGTTGATAAATCATAGTGTTTGAATAAGTGCCTTCTCCATCCCAAATGTCTGGCAGTTGGCTTATGTGTATTGCGTTAATGTTAGAATGGTACTTCATCTAAGTCTTGGGTATCTTCAAAATTAGGTGCAATTACTTGCGGACTGGGCAAGTAAGCACGAAGATTTAAATCTCCCAATATTTTTTCCATAGGATCAAGTCCATTAAATAAAAACCTTCGTTTGGTGTATTTATATTCAAACTGAATAAAACCTCTTTTTCCAACCTCCTTACGCTTAATTTTTTTAGCGTGAAGCTCACAGGTAGGGTCTTGTGGAGTGCTGTAAAATAAAGGTCTGTGGTAGATTAAAATATTCCACATCTTATTATTCCACATTGCGCCTCCGGCTAAATCATAGACATCAGGACAAGGATAATTATCTCCATTGGTCTTTTTACCTCCTCCTTTCGGATGGCTCAGGATGAAAAAATAAACATTGTTTTGGGCAGCAAATCGGGCAAAGTCTCCCAGGACAATGCTTAAGTATTGGTCATCACGGCCTCCGGCACGGCTTATGTCATTGTCCATCTGGTTGAATGGATCAATGATGCATCCATCAACTTTTTCTTTAATGATTAGCTCAAGGAATCGCTGTTTTATGTAAGCTGGAGTCGGGCTTTCAGTTTCAGGATAGATGTAGAAAAAGTGGTCGCTTACCCACCGAAAAGCACGCTCATAATTAGCTTTACTTGGAGCGAATGGATTTTTAGGATTGCACTCTAATCCTAATAAAATTTCAACCAGGTCATGGTAAAATAGCTCAGCCGGATTATCCTCTGGAGGAAATATGGCAAACTTTCTGCCATAGATAGCTGCATGGCAAAGCATCATGTATTTCATTATGCTAGACTTTCCATGATTACCATGACCAGAAAGCAGAGTTATTTCACCTCGCCTAAACTTGAACATATCATCGAGCATTGGAATGCCAACACCTTCAATGTACGGTAGGCCATTTTGAAGTAAATCAATTGCACGATCAATTACTGAAGCTCCATAGACTACATCTTTTGCTGGCTGAGTAGTGTCAAAAAGTTCTGCTGGTGGAGCAACATCTATCTCCATTAGAGTTTTAGTGTCCACCACTTTACCTGAACTAAATTCGGCAGTGCCAAATTGATTCTGCCAGAATCTGTAAGCATTGGCTATGGTTTGTTCACATTCCTTTCGGCTAAATGAAGTATCATTGGCCAGGAACTGATTATCGCAAAAGGCAAGACAGTCATATTGGTCAATTCCAAATCGGCAGCAAGCTCCGGCAAAGCATAGGATAAAGTGGTTACGCTGTCCATCCTGAAAGTATTGGTTTTTAGAAGCAGTCCACTTTAATATGCGAGGTATAAGCTCAACCTTACTTTCGTAGGTCGGCATTTCTAAGCGTTCATGCTTGATGTAATACTGAAATGGCTTAGCCTCTCGGTTAATGTATAAGTCTGGGTCATAGCTTTCAAAGCATCCTCTGGCTATATCCTTGTTCGCTTTGTCTGCCTGGCAAAAATCAACTGTCAGGCCATTGAAGTAGTCAAGAAGTGCCTCATATTGCTCCTTGTACTTTTCTGCATCAGCTATCCTGATAAGTGCTTTCAGTCCACCTCTGGGAGACACCCAGCAGGCATAGGTATATGGCTCTGAAATTATGATGGTTTGTAGATCACGCAAATTCTCCGGCTGGACATCATCCCAATCCATTATGGCTAATCCAGATGCTTTCTTAAATGCAACTGCTGCTCTCCTGGTAAATTGACCAGAGAAGCATATTAGTGGCAATTTGTTTAGCTTAAAATCTCGCTGCTGGTCTGGATCAGGAATTTGCCTGAGCTGCTCAATGAGTTCTTTGGATGCACCATTTTTGATGCGCTCAAGAACCATATCTACCGGAAAAAACTTAGGGTCATTTACGGTGCGGAAATTGTCAAAATAGGTAACTGTCATCATAAAGGTTATTGGTTAGATGTTGCAAGGATAGCTTTTTGTTCTGAGACAAATTTTTCAAAGTTCCAGTCAGTCGGAAAATATTTTGTGTCCTCAGGTGGCATTGGATTTTTGTGATTCATAAGCATCCATCTAACATATTCAACGTAGTTGCTATGATTGCCCTGGTCAAGCATGGCATAATCAATTATTTCTTTCGGAGGTTGCCCATTGTGTAAGGGTTCATACCACTTTTTCGCAATGCGATCAAATAGACATTGACCATTACCTTTTCCATAGTTCACAATTTGCGAAGGATCGACCGGCGGCTGGCTACTACCTCTGTTTACATTCGTCGTTTGTCGTTGCCTCCATTGTTGAAAGTAATCTTCCCAATTGTTGCTTATTGTCCTTTTCCAATCTATCACAGGCTGACCATTACTTTTGTGCCATTGCTTGTCATTGTAATGATTGAATACCTTTTCAACTAATTGCAATGGATACGCTTTGTCATTAAAGTACTCCTGAAATTGCTCAATAGTTGGAGGCACAAACTGAACTTTCTCTTTTTTTCTTTTAGCCTTTGGCTTACCTATATTATTATTTTCATTGTTTAAATGTTTAGATTGTTTGTCTATGGTATCACTGCCTGTATCGGTGCTTGTACTCTGCTTGTCCTCTGCTTGTATCGCTGCCTGAGCATTTTCGCTCAGGCGCAAAGAGATAATTCTTGATTGACTTTGATTAATTGATGATTGAATTTCTTTAATAAATCCCCAATTTTTTAAGTCATTCAAAGCAGCATAAAAAGTATTACGATTGCCTATTCCAGTATATTCTCTGGCTTCATCCGTAGGTAAACCGAATGATTCCTTCCATTGCAGTCTATTGTTAAGTTCAACACACCAGCAGTACAATGCAGTGTGCTGAGCTTTGACTTGATGATTTTTGTAGGCAAAATCAAACCATTGCCTGGTCAATTGATAGCCATTCATACCAGTCGTAGCAAAACATCTTTAAACAATTGAAGTGCATCCTGAGCTGACATTGTTTTTAATTCTTCTGCCATCTCCTGATTAATTACTTTGTAAGCAATTAAAATTTCACGCTCTCGGAGATCAATTTTCTCCGGTCTAGTAAGGACTTTTTTAAAGTCCTCATTTGCCATTATTTTTTTCATAAAAACAAAAACCCCATCCGGCTTTCCTTAGTGAGACCAGCCAGAAGTA